CAATATATTTTTTTACATCATCGTTATTCATTATTAACTCCCAACCACAGCTTTTGTATTTTCAACATCGCTGATATCTTTAGATTCGCCTGTTGGTGCGCCTTCCATTGGATCAATTTCACGTTCTTTTCTAGCTGTTTCTAATTCTTTTAATAGGTCCATTACTCTTGCGCCGCCAACTTCGCCTTGTGCGCTTTCGCCGCCCATGTCTTCAGTTGTTAGTTTTGCTTCGTAAGGTGCATTATCTTTTTGTGTTTGCTGTTCTTCAATAGGGTCAAACTCGCCACGCACAATTAAATGGCTATGCGGAACACTACAATTTGCAACCAAGTATTGTTCTAACACATGTGCAGTTGTTGGATATTTAACTTCTGCTTCAAAGTGTGTTACTTCCATATTTTGCAACTGTGGAAAATCCATTGGTTTTTCTGTTATTGGTGCCCGTTTACCGGAACTTAGTTTTACAACTTCAAACTTGTTAAGATTGGTTTCCATTGTATCTACGAATCCTTCAGGTACTTCTCCTGCTACTCGTATAAAAAATTTATATGTCTTTTCAGACTCTGTTAAAAATTGTGCAAATGTTTTCATGGTTTTTTCCTATTATAAACTATTTATCCATACTTTTCAATTTTTCTAACAAACTATTGCGGTCTGTAACCACATATCCGTCACCGTTTACTACGTCACCATTGTTTGGAGTATCGTTATCTAGTTTTTCTTTCTTTAATTGTAGTTCGATCATTTTAAGTTTTTTGTCCATTTTTGCTACTTTAGCATCAAGACTTGTTTTGAGCATTGATCCTGCTACTTCAAAAACTCTACCACTATAACGACTTTCAACATTCATGCCTAAGTCCATTAAATCTTCGTAGCTTTGTAAAGCTCGACCCGCAATATCATTAAGTTCAGCATCTGCTTTTTCGCCTAGACCTTTAACGCTAGGTAGTGCTGATGCAATTTTATCAAACTCTGCAATATCTCTAAATGTATCCGTTTGCTCAACTACAGCAGCTTTTGCTTTAGTTTCGTTTTGAGCTTCAGAAATAATTTCTTTAGAATCTGGCAAGTTTAAAAGTTCTTCGAGTTTTTTCGTCATAGTATGTAACCTTTATATACACACTTATTTATCGCCTATCGTCGGCCGCTGTGAAAAATGTCGTCCTCGGTAACTATTCGGAATTGTATATTATTTTGCTTACAATAAGCATATGCAGCTTCCCATTTGGCTTGATTTACTATCCAAGCTGCTTGATTATGCTTACTACGCCCTAATTTTTCTCTGTGTGTTTGATTAGCCGGCTTAACTTCTATAAGTTCTACCTTTTGTTTGCCGCCTCTATCAGCATATGCAATAAAAAAGTCTGGTACATATATTGTTTGTTTTCCAGTAAGAGGATTTCGATATGGTATCTTAATAGCTTCACTGGCCCATTTATCAACGGCTGGATGATTATCACAGAAATTCATAAAGGCAAACTCCCAACTTGATCTATAAGTAGGTGTCTTAGTTCCTATATATTTTTCTGGAAATTTACAGTTAAATTTACCTTGTGCAAATCTAGCCATATCATACTACAACATTTCGTTTTTCTACTGTGTCGTTATCAGCAGCTAATTTGAAACCTAGTGTACTTGTACGCAATCTGTTATAATTTAACACTTCAGTTACTACACTGCTAAGTTGTATGTTGTCTAAACCTTTAAGGGTGTCAAGTAATTCAAATATTTTTACGCCGTCTATTTTTGCTTGATTTAATAATACAGTTGAGGTACTAATTGCTGAATTTTTTTCGAATCCTCTTTTTTCAAAAAATCCTATAACAGCATCAACTTCGTTTGAAGGAAATGCTAATGTTTCGTTAAAATAGTTATCAAAAAATTCTGTGACATTTTGGTCACTCGACTTAGGTGTTGTTGGGATACTACTCATTATGTTGCTCCTTGTTGATATGCAGCTCTTGCGTCAGCTACACTCTGCCCAGTACGTGATTGTATACTCTTTATGCCAGCAGCTTGATCTGCACTGGCTTTGGCCGCAGCATTATTTCTAATTGCTGTTGTAGCTAGTGTAACAGCACCAACTCCAGCCGCAGCTAATAATAGATCTTTTGAACCACCTTTACCTCCATTTTTTGGAAATAATGTATTTGCTACACCACTTACGTTTGTTCCAGTTGCTGCTCCTAATGCGCCTGTAAGTATATTAAACCCTTCTTGTCTAATACCGTCTTTGCTTAAATTACGTATATTACCAATTAAATTGGCTCCCATTAATACTCCTAATAATGGATTTTCGTATACATCGCCACTAGCAATAAAATCATACAAACTAAATGCACCATCTATGGCTCCTGCAAGGCCACCGCCGCCGCCACCTGCTAATGATAACGGACTAGGTGTACGATCATAATGATCTTGGCCAAAGCCAGCAGGTTCGCCATTTGCTCCTGCTTGAACAGCTCCTGCTTCGTAAAATACAGCTTCATAAGCTACTGTAATTTTATTTTCTAATGTTCCAGCGCCATCAGCATTAGATACATCATCATGTGCCCATTGTGTAATCAAAGGATTTACAAGAGTATAAGTTACATATTCACCTCTTGCCATTGTGCTAATTTTTATTTCTTTGAAGAACGGTACACCGGGATTATTAGTGTCCATACCATATTTAAATCTATAAGGTGCAGCTCCATCTGGAGATTTGCCTTCGTATGTGTTGTGTGGATTAATTTTATATGCTGTGCCGCCGTTTATTCGTTGATTGCCGTCGGCAAAATAGTATCTATAATATGCTTGTAAGAATGCTGTTGTTAATCCTTGATTATCATCATGCATTGTTATATTAACCGGATCATATTCTATACCAGTTTGTACATTTTTAATTCTATTATATTGTTTTTTTTGTTCAACTTTAGCAGAATAGCTTGGTAAAGTTGCACTTTTTACTAGCATTCCTATTTCGTTGGTAGCAGCACCATTAAGAAGTTTTGGAATTAAACTTTGAGCTTCGGGTGTAATAACAAATTGTACATGATAATTAAATTTGCTTCTAGGAGCAAGGCGCATGTTATTATCAACATAAAGCCTAGATCCGTGCTGCCAATCTCCTAGGTTTCCTTTAGGAGATAGTGCGCCTGTTGCTATTGAGTCTAGTAATCCATTAAATTTATTTGCCATACTAATATTTATCCAACTTATTAAAGTACGTATATAAAGAAAAAAGGGAGCGCAGTGGCTCCCTTTAAAAAGACTAAATGTATTTTATTTTTATTATGCGCCGCCGCCAGTTACTGCTGTGTTAACTGTACGTCCAATTGCTGTTCCAATACCTGTTCCTTGTGGTGATTGGATTGCATTATCGTAACGTATAGCTAGTGTAACACTTACTGGATCAGTCGAGTTTGAATATGCTAAACTATTGTAGTTTGCACTTTCACAGTAACAGCCGTATAGTTCAAATGTTTCTAATACATTTGGTACGTTTGCGCCATTACCACCGTCTAAGATTTCAATACGTGTAGTAAATTTGTAATCTTGTCCTGATGCTGCACTTGATTGCTCATAGAAATCAAATTGTTTCTGAAGCTGTTCGCCAACTAGTTTTTGTACATTGTTGTTTACATCTTCACGTAAGTTCAATGTAATTGGTTCCCAAGTATGTTTACCTGCTAGGTACACACGTGAGTTATATACGTCTAGTGTCATTTGTTCAAAACTTACGTTAGGTCTAGTTACGTCAATAACTTGTTTTGTAAGTTCTGTTGTTGGTGTACTAACGCCAAAGTTTTCCAAGCTCACTCTAAAGCGATATTGGAGTTTTGGCATTAAAAGTCCCTGGTTACTAGCGGAATCTCCGCTAGCCAGTGGAACTGTAATTTTTGATAGTGTTGAAATTGCCATTTAGTCTGCTCCTGTTATATATATTTATCAGTTTAAAGTCCTGATATTTCTCCAGTATTTTTAAGTCTTAGTGGTATGTAAATAAACTCTACTGCTTTCACAGGTTCAATAGCAATGTCTAAGTATAGCTCATTCTTATCAATTCTGCTTGGAGTATTGTTCGACTCATCACAAACTACTAGGTAATCATATAATCCACGCTGTCCAACTAATTCAAGTAGCAAACTTTCTGCTGCTTGTTTAATCTCATCACGTGTAATTTTATCATTTGGCTCAAAGATATATGGCTTAGCAAGTGTGTTTAGCTGGCTACGTAAGTAGATAACCAAACGTGCTACGTTGATTCTATCTAATGCACTTGCACCTCTTGAACGTGTTTTTTGTCCAAAGTTAACAAGTCCTGCACCTGTGATAAACGTAATTGGGTTAACAGCACTTGAGTACAATGTATCTCTTTGTCCTTCGTTAAGTGCTACTGCAACAAATTCGCCTTCTGCATTTACATAGCCTGTTGATGTTGCATTAGTAATTCCGCCACGTCTTGTACCTGCTGGTGCAAACCATGGATAGCTAACCTGATCACTTAGTGCAATAGTTCTTAGCATCATGTGTGAAGCTGGAACTATAACATTGTTACCAAAGTTGTCGCTTGTAAATCCTGCAGGATAAAATATACCTAAGTATTCATCTCTACTTACAAGTCCTCTATCGTTATCTTCAACTGCTGTGTTAACATTTGTTGCCCAATCATTTAATGATGTTGCATCTGGTGTTAAACGGAACGGTGAATCACCTAAAATAAATGCTGTTAAGCCTCTATCATAATTAAGTGAAATCATTTCACCAATTAGTTCTGGATAACCTGGTGTTGCCATTAAGTTAAACAATCTTGATTCATCATCTCTGATATCGTCATTACTGTTAACTACAGCCTGTAACGCTTGTACAACAACTTTACGCTGTGCTTTACGTCCAAAGCTACCTGAACCATCTGCTTGATTGCCTGACTCAGTTACCCATCTATGTGGATAATAGTTTTCCATTGGTGCATCATCTTGACGTTTGTTGTCACTTGTTGTATCAATATAGTTACGCTCGAAACGTTTTACATTAA